GTCACCCATCAGATTACGAACATGCTTTTGCAAATCCTTTACTAACTGTTCTCGTTCTTCTTCATACTCTTGTTTTACACTATCTAGTGCATCCTTGTCAACAGTAAATCCTGTTTGGTATATGCGTGACAGTGAGACACAAACCTGATTTGTCAGGGTAACTGTATCATATAACCTACTGTCTTTGGTGTTTAGTCTGTACATCAGCTTGTCAGATAGTTCTTGTGTAGCATGAAGGTCAGCAGACAGGTACTTAGTCAACTCATTGTAAGGTATATCACGTGTGCTATAACCTTTAGCAAAGTATTCTTTTAGTGTGCCTTCCTTTTGCGTTTCTAATTCATATCTTTCCGCACATGCTTCTAGTGATAGAGGTTTCTTCTGACCACGCTGTAGTACATACTCAGCAAGCATCGTGTCAAATACAGGGCCATCATATGTGAAGCCTGACTCCCATAACCACAGTAAATCGTGCGCTGCATTGTGCATAATTAATATAGTCGCTTCGTCCAAAAACCATTGCACACGCTCATGATAATCTATTTGATTAGGCTCATCTGCGTGGTCAAATGGGAAGTGTTTTTCTACGCCTTGGTCAGTCAACACACCAACCATAGTCAGTGAGTTCTCAGGCTCAAATGGGTCCATGTGTATTTTACCATCACGTTTAGTGACGGTGTTCTCTACATCTAATACTAATTTCATTATGCTTCGTACCTCGCTGTTTTATATTCTAGTTCACAGTGTACCACACCGTGCCAGCCTGTCAACTTATTTTTTACAACATTGAGATGACGCTGCGGGTCTTCCTCTTGTTCTGTTCCATTCTCATTTGTCTTGATAGGATTTTTGGCAATCAAAACCATGAGGTCAGCCTCTGCTGCCTTACCTGTGCGAGAACCTTCCATCATCGACTGATTGAGTAGAATCTTACCCTCTGCATCTGCTGATAGCTGCGACATGTAAAACACGGCACACTCATACTCCTTTGCAATCTGACGGGCATGGACAGCATTAGCTTTCAGTGCTTCATCCTGTCTGGCATACCCACCTTTAGCAAACTTATCGCCCATGTCGAGCAGAACAATGTCTGGCTTGTATGTCTTACAGATGGACTCTACCCATGCCATATCACGACCAGTGGCATCTTTAATCTTGATGCGTTCTTTAACAGGTGCATATAGGTCACGTGCTTTACTTGGGTCACGCTTAATTTCTTGCATCGTCATGCCTGTAGCGGCTGTCAGATATCTTGCCCCCACACGGTGATACCCCTCTTCGTTACATAAGATAATACAGTTTGCACCTTGATGTGCAAAACCACCGGGACTAGCAATCAAGCTGGCATGAAAGGATGTCTTGCCTGTGTTTGGTCTCGCACCAATCTCAATCAGGTGTCCAGCATTTACCCCCTCTACCTTACGTGTAAGAGGTGGTATGTTGAATGTCCAACGTGCCTCAAGGTCAGCCTTAGATATTAGTGTGTCAAGGTCAATATCATCCCACTCAACACGTAGGTCAGGTGTGAAGTCATCACTGTATTGCTCAAGCAGATTACGTAGTGGCTCAAGTGTAGCCTTGTCACCATTGACATAATCAAAGCCAAGGTTGGCAATGTCTTCTCCAACTACTTGCTGAAACAACTTGGATAATACCTCACCTGCAATGTCACCACCTAACGGTGTCTCTTTCTTGATTTTATGAAAGAGGGCAGAGTAGGCTTGCTTCTGTGCTGTAGTCAGGGTTGGGTTGTTAGACATAAACAATGCTTCAACTTCATCAGGTGTTACGGTACGTTCGTAACGCTGCATGGCAGTGTCAACTGTCTGCTTTATCTTACGCACATCTTTACTAAAGAGTCTATCTGGACACCGTGCGCCACGATGGTCATCGTAGAACCCCTTGTCCATTAAACTCCTAACTAGTGATAATTCCATTTAATTCATCTCCTATATTAATTAGATTGTCCATGTCTACTTTGTTACGATACTTTAGGTCATCTGTCAAGCGTAACACCCTGACGTTAGATACGTGACCTCTTAATTCTTTTGCAAAGGCCAATGTCTTTGGTAAGGCATCTGGGTCTAGTGCAATGATTGCTGTTGAGAACTGTGAAAGATACCTCTTGTGTCCTTCTGATAATGAAGTGCCTAACACGGCAACCCCGACAAAATCATTATCACCTACAACTGCGGCACTCACACAGTCCTCAACAACTACAGCTACCTTACCACGACCAAAGGAATAAGGCAAGCTGCTTTTACCGTACCGCTTCCATTTCGGAAGTCTTTTCTGTACGGCACGTCCTGCTGCGTCAACAACCAAACCGTCATGCAGGACAGGGAATACAACACGGTCTTCTTTAACATCGTACATCAACCCGTGTGTATCAAAATCTAAACCCCACGTAGCACAGAACCTATTTGTCTGATAGTTAGTATGGTTATGTACTACGTATGGCGGCATTTCAAACCTTTCATCTACAAAACTTTCAACATCTCTCATACTGGCACGAATATCATCTGTTGTCAACTGTACACGTGTGCCACCCTTAACACCACAAGATGCTTTGTAACAATTCCATACAAGAGAACCCATGTTATTGGTCACTGTAAATGTTTTGTAACCATTACAACTAGGGCAATTCATTCTCTTTGTATGTCCATTAGGTATGTCTATGTCACTTATAGTGTTATATATATTATTCATGTATTAATCACTTTCCTTTGCGGCACTTGCTGTACTTGTACCATGATTTTTACGTTGTGTCAATGCATAATCAGCACTGGTCAGTGTATTTTTTAGATAAGGTGTGACAGATTGTGCATTAGCATGTCCTGTAACCGACATTATCTGTCCAATACCGACACCCGCATCAACCATTTCTGTTGTACCAGTTCTACGTAGGTCAGATAAGCGTAGTTCCTTTGGCAACCCGGCCTCATCCATAATCTCACGTGCATATAACGGTAGTTTTGTCAGTGAATACGGTTGATATACACCATGTATGGGTCTAGGTCTAGGTGCTACATACTCTTGAAAACCAAAGTCTTCATTTTGTTGTACAAGCATAGCGTGTAACTCGTCACTAATAGGTAAAAATACCTCTGCCCTGCGCTTAGATTGCTCTATATGTGCTGTCTGGTCAACTAAGTTTACATTATCCCATGTAAGCATACGCATATCACCTAGTCTCTGACACCACTCATAGGCCATCTGTGCAATCAATCCTATGTTACGCCACCTAAAATCGCTGTAGGCTACGTCTAAGAACTTTTGCACTTCTTCCCTACCCCAAACTACCTTACGCTTCTCAGCGGCCCGTTTACGGACGATAGCGAAGGGATTGACCATACATAGTTCCTCTCGCACACCGTGATTGAACACGATGCGAGTGACAGAGATGGTGTGATTAGCAAGGTGTATGCCACGTTCACACCATTCGTTGTATGCAGTTTTTGCTATACGTGTTGTAATTTTGTCACACTCAAAGCGGCAAAGGGGTTTACCCTCTGCCTCAGTTGAGAGTAGCACATTAAGAAAATACTTATACTGCGCTTTAGTTTCATCACGTAACTGTTTGAAATCAAAGGAAGAAGTATAGTCATGTACTAGCTTTTGAAGTTTCATAGTGTCTCCTTAGTCTCTATGTCCATACGGTTCTGCGTTACTACCTCTTTCAACTACACATCCTGAAGGGTTTATATCACAATTTGGATAGCTGTAGCAAGCAACATGAGCATCTTCTTCATATACTTGCTCAGTTAGTATCTTAACTCTCTGCAAGTTAGGATAACTAGGAACACAAGAACCTGCAACCATAGAGAGAAACTTTTCTTTTGCCTCATCTCCAGTATCAGCAACAACTTCTGCTGTCAAAGTACCACTGACTGTCCACGGCTTGAACTCTATCTTGAATAGTGTAAATTCCTCACTCATGCTGCCACCAGATTTTGAAACAGTGAACTGTCAACCCATTGTGCAACTTTATTCTCTCTGTTGAACATGGTAACTGCTTCTGTATCGTGTCCTGTGTTACGCATTGAGAAACCATTACGCTCATCTGCGTATGTAGCATAGTTCGTAAAGGCTGAGTACAGTGCGAACTTGTTACGTCCACGTATGCCAACCTCTTGATTATACAAGGTAAACATCTTCTCTGCTGCACGGTCAGACTTCATTAGCTTTTCTAAGAAAGCCCGGACATCTACTGTCATAAGGCTTGTCTCTGCCCAGCGTTGTAACTGTTCAGTCTGCCTGTAGAAATCCTGACGTGAGTTACGCAGGTCACTGATAAATCTGTCCATAGTAAAGTTGGATGTATTCTTTCTACGAACTTTGTCATGCTGACCTCGTATCATACCATTGGTGCAGAAGAAATCAATAGCCCCAAAAAATACTTGATTAGAGCAGCTACCATCAATACCATGTAGTGCGATTATACGTTGAGATACCACAGTTGCGTGTTTATCTGTCGTAATCTTAGCTATGGTGTTAGGCAATTGAATGTCCATCAATGCCCACGCATCCTGCCTTGCACGTTTCCATGTCACTTTAGCATCCTGTAGTTCCCAACTAGATAGTGTCTCAGTCATAGTGTCTTGTACACCATGAAAGAAATCTTTGTGTGAGGCACAGTTGAATGTGTCACCTACAACACCAATGTACTCTCCAGTATCACCGTTTATAACATACTTTTTGTCACGCACCTTGGTTGGTTCAAAGTACACATCAAACCCAAGTTTCTCAGGCACTTGGTCTATAAGGTTGTTTACATAATCTAATGGCATATCTATTCTCCTTTCGTTGCCGTTAACTGATACTATCATATATAGCAAAACAAACACAGATTGTCAAGTAAATATATACATATTCTACTAAAGCCATGTCAGTATTACCGCCCATATAATTACCTCAATTATAATCTCCATCTGTACACTCCTTTTTTCCTGCACAATCTGTTGGATAGCACTGAATAAGTATCTTGTAATACTTGTTCTGGTTCTCGTGATTCCACATCTCTTCATGTGATATGAACTCACACTGTTCTTGTGATAGGGTCTCTTTCATAATGGATTGATTGCCAATAAACTCCCACTCCACACCTGTATGCCCCCACATACTTATGACAAGGGCAAACTCTTTCATCCCATTATCCTTTCTATGATACCCACTATGGCTGCATAGAACATGTAGCCAAACGCAGACCAGATGACAATGAACCCGACAATGCTTGTGTCACAGTAGCCATAGTCATCCTTTAATCCTAGCTTTCTCAATAGTTTATCCATCGTGTTCTTTCTCCTTTAGTTTTCTCTTGCCATCCTGCCACCATTGAATACGTGCCTTGATAGCTTCCTCTTCACATGGGCCACAAGTATGCGTCAGTTTGCCACGTTCATCGTATGTGCAGTCTTTACACTTATTCATGCTCATCTTTTTATATCCAAATACAAACGTGCCATTCTCATAAGGATTATTCATGCTCTCCACCTGCACCCCGGCCTAGCCCACCGAAATACTGTGGTCTACGCTTGGCTGTTTCAAACACACCTACTGTAATAAACACACCAGCTATCACAACTGCATGTATCATGGCACTGATACCAAAGGCAACAATGCTCCCCAGATACATACTGAATATGATACACCACATCCATGCCAACACTTGCATAATCATGTGCCTTGTGTTCATGTCAGGTATGTTACGCAATGGATTGTGTCTACTGTCCATGATTAGTTTATATAAGTTAGTCATCTGTATTCTCCTTACGCTTTATCTCATTGCTACACACATGACATACCAGCTTGAGTGAAAGGTCAAACCACCATTCTTTGGGTG